GACTAGAATGTCTTCGATTTCTTGGTGCCAGATTGGAAAGTGGACAGTCGCTGACCCACCTCTGATGCCGTTTTGAGTGCAGCATCTGACAGTTGCTTCAAACTTTTTGAGGAAGGGGACCACACCTGTGTGTTGAACCTCTCCGCCTCTGATTTTGCTGTTGATACCCCTGATGCGACCCGCGTTGATACCGATACCCGCCCTCTGTGCAACGTATCTGCCAATAGCCATGTCAGAAGTAAAGATGCTATCGAGGGTGTCATCAGCATCAACAAGAACACAGCTAGCAAACTGTCGAAGTGGAGTTCTAACTCCCGCCATGATAGGTGTGGGAATGTTGATTTTGTGCTTGCTGATTGCGTTGTAGTATTTTCGGACATACTCCAGTCTCGTTTCCATTGGGTAGTTTTGGAAGAGAGTGGCAGCGATCATCATATACATGTATTGAGGTGTCTCGTACATCTCACCACTGCTGCGATCTTGAACGAGATACTTATCTACTACTTGGCGAAGACCAGCGTAAGTAAATAACTCATCACGTCCATGGTCGATCCAAGAATTGATCTTGGACCACTCCTCATAATTATACTTATCTAAAACTGAACCGTCATACACACCTTTTGATACACAATTATATGCATGATCTAACACAGAAGGATATCCTTGAACCCAATCAGGTCCAAATACTTGTTTGTTGACGCCATACAAAAGCAAGCGGGCAGCAACAAACTGATAGTTAGGTGTTTCTAAACTAATCAAATCACTAGCAGATCTGATCAGAATTTCTTGGATGTCTTTGGTTTCAATTCCATCAAAGAATTGAAGACCAGAGTTCATCTCTACCTGAGAGGCGCTTACACCGCTCCCTAACCCTTCGCAAGCTTCCTCTACTACTTTGTGTACCTTATTAAGGTCAAGGGTGGTCAGAGACCCGTCACGCTTGCGAACGTTAATATTACCGTGCCCGTTTGTCATACTTTTTTCCAGTCGTTAAATTTTAGGGTTGCTTGTAGTCCCTGATAGATGTTTGATTCTACCAGAGTTTGCACATCATGTCCAGCAAGATGCATGTCATTGATGTCTTTTTGTTGTATATTTTTTGGCCAGATGACTACCTTATCTCCTCTGCTGATTGCTTTGGAGATTCTGGCGACGATTTCTCGGTTACGTGGTTCGTTATCAAAAATCCAAATATGATTGCTCCAACCAAACGTCCGAATATCAGCATCGGACCCAGCCATAGCAACCGAGTTTTTAATGAACGTCGCGTCGAAGGGTCCTTCGACGATATAAATGGTTTCATCTGTGTTTACTCTGTCCAAACCAAAGATCTTAGGTTGATCTTCATCAAGCATGATCGTGATGTATCTTAGTTTTGCCTTAGGGGCGAGCGATCTGCCTTGATAACCGAAGAGGTTTCCTGTCTTATCTTTGAATGGGATAATAATACGAGCACTATCTTGTCTCAGGGTATCGAATGTCTTCTTTTGTTTGTTTGTCCACTCTTTAAATTTGGGACAGAAGTAGAAGTAATCGAGGTCTTTGATACCGCGTTGCTCAAGATAGACCCGCGCTGGGTGAGAATTATTTAGCGAAGAAATCTTCTCTAAACCTGTATCTCTTTTAACAAATTTTGGTTCTTTGAAATTGAATTTTGGACTGGGTGTAGCAGTCCCCTTGCCAGTCTTACCTTCTTTGAATTTCTCCATGATGTATTGTTCATAGAGATGTATGTCTTGATCCTTTAAAAAATTAGAAAGCGACTTACCAACGCCACAATTGTGACATTTGTATGTAAAATTGTTCTTGATCTTAAACAAATATCCCCTTGCCTTGTTCTTTCTCTTTTGACTGTCACCACAGTAGGGACACCTGAAATTGTACAGGTCTACCTTCTTACGGGTGAAAAGAGTAAGGCGAGGGGATACTAGTTGTATGAATTTAACGTCAAGAAAGCTCACTAACTGGCATCACTACTGAAGATATACTACCAGATGATACCATTGGTGTCAACACACGAACAAGTGGGGGAACCACTTGCATTACCGTCACTAGAGTTGCTAGGACAGCGCCTGCACCAACAACAAATTTTTGATTGCTGTCAACTTTCTTTTGTATTCTATCAATTCTCTCGTGGAGAATTGTATGATTTTTCTCTTCTTGTTCCTTTAATTCATCAATCATTTTGATGATAAGGTTATCTGTTCTTTCACTCTCGTCTAGGCGATTTTCATGGCGCTCTAAGATGACAGCAATCCTATTGCTGTTCTCAGAAATAGTGCCGACTGCTTTTTCAAGTTTGTCGAGCATCTGTTGTGATAGGTCTTCATAAATGTTGAGTTTGCTTTCAAGTACCGCTAATTTACCTAGACCAAATGCCATTGTTAGACATTCCTTACTGCGAAATCCAATGCAGATTGATAGGTCGAAGCGTCCTTATTCAACATGTATTGGAATTGCTGCTTGTGGGTATCATCCAACTGCGCGTAGCAAGCAGCAATACGCTTAGCAGAGAAGTTATCTAGGTTTTGTACACTACCATCAGAGAATTGTACCTTAGCAAAGGAACCTTCTCCCTGTGGGTTGAGTTCTGATGTTGCAACATCCAATGCAACTTGGATTACATCTTGGTTTTCAGTCATGATTTCTTTAGTCACTTCAATTTCCTCATTGTTTCTTTTCAATTTTTTAGTTTGGGACGCTGCCTTCTTCTTAAAGTCAGACAGACGTGCCTTCATGAGCGTATCCATCTCTTTGGTTTTACGCATCATTTTTTCTTTTGCCTCTCCACGTTTCTTTTGGAGATCTCTTTGACGACCCAGTTTCTTACCCTGAGCAATCTGTTTTTGTGCTCTCTCAGTATCTGTAGACAGAGCTTCGGTTACGTTTGTGTCTTCTTTCATCTTTCTTTTTTGGATACGGTCGAAGAGAGAGCGAGCACCTTTAGAGCGCCCATCTACTTTTTCATTGCCCTTCTTGTATTTGCGATGCTGTCTAGGATTTACCATGACAAAAGCAGGTGGCAACTGGAGACCAGATCCGTCGCCTGCCGAGTTAATCATTTCGTTTAGATTAGGTTCAGTTCCTTTAGACATTCTTCGTCAAAGTCCTTAATTATAGAAGGTGGTAATCTATTTAGAAACAACATAAACGCTTTTATTTGACGCCAGTATGTTGCTTCTGTCTTATAAAAGAGCAGCGGTGTTGCTGCATCATCAAATACATTATACAATACAATCACATGATTTAAAATCAAATGAGTTTTGAGTTCACCCGTCGTCTCATATCTCTTAAGCAGTCGTTTGATATACTTAAATCTCTTTAAGTCTTCTTCAAAATCTGAATAAGTAACGGACGACGGGTTGTTATAATTTTGAATGGCAAAGAAGAGCCAGTTATCTGGCGTCAATTCATCAAAGTTCATTCATTAACTTCCAAATGTTAGGGTTGCGGCACCATCAGAGACAACTTCTTCTGTACCATTGGCAGAAGTAACCTTAACACGATACTTATAACCATCTAGGGTAGCGCCACCAAGTCCACTGTAACCAAGAGTTGCAGTAGTGAAGTTAGCGTAAGTAATACCTGTGTCAAGGGAAGCAGTGATGTTAACCCAACGCTTACCAGATGCAGTCTGACGTTGCCAGACATATGCAAGTGCTCCAGGTGTTCCTGTTGTGGAAGTGCTGAGAGTAAATGTACCAGCACCAGAGGAAGATGTGGAGTTAGCAGGTTGTGTACCGATAGTAACGGCAGATGCAACATCAGCAACCTTAGTATCATCAGTGAAGTCACCAGATGTACCAGCAGCAATGTATGCATATGCTAGATGCTCTGCCTTGTGACGAGTAGCACCAGAATGATCAGTGTATGTCTTATAGTTCCACCAACCAGGACCTTTCAATCCACGAGATTTGTTCTCTGCAAGTCCAACTTCAGTTGCGTCAACGAATAGAATTTCGCCAACACTACTGTCACCACCTCTAATAACATATTGTGCTACTTCTTTAGGTGGAGTTCTGCGGACAGCTCCTGCTAGTGCAGCATTAGTGCTACCAGCATAAGTGGTGTGTAGTTCAATTGTAGTTGTGCTTGTGACACTTCTTACAATATAGTTTACACCACCGAGAACTAGTACATCTCCTTGTTCTACGGTATCAGCGGCATTCTTCGTAACAGTGGCGTCACCATTAGTGACCGCGACGTTATTCGCAAATGTCGCTGCATCAATCGTTCCGAATACAGCCATTGGTCTCCTCGTATATGAGTATTTCTAAAGTTTATTTATAAAAAAGGGGGACCGAAGTCCCCAAGGTATCACTCTTCTCTTGCTTTGATTGATTGTTCAACAACCGCAAGGAGTTTGTCGTCCATGTCTGTTTTAGTTAGAGTAACTGCCTTCTTCAGAATGACTAGGCAGATCTCGATCATTTTTTCTCCAAGTTCCTCGTTGTCAGGAACTTTAGAAACAGCGTCTTTAATAATTTTAGATGCTAGTGGTAATAGAAATGCGAGCATGATTTGATCCTCAAATGAGCTCTACTATTTATTTCTCCCACTCATCCAAGATATCTGTCAACTTAGACATGAACTGTTTGAAGGTCAGCAAAGTGCCAGAACGATAGTCGCGGCGTGCCTTTGCTACACCACCCTCAAATGATTCTTTTTTAACTTTCTTTTCAGGTAGTCCCTTGTGTTTGGTTGATGCAAAGTCTTTTACATCACCTTTCTTCATGCTGGAAGCAACTTTGGCAACCTCAGGCGACGACGCTCCCTCGCCTTTCTGAGCAGCTCTGACCATACCCATGAACTTTTGCTGTTTTTTGGACACTGCCTTCTCGGCAATGACGAGATCAGGATGTCTTGCATACAAAGGACCTTGGTAGTTACCAGCGAAAACAGATTCATTATTTACATTGGTGGTCATACCCTTTTTACCATCGGGAATGTTAGGCATCACTTCTACATTACTTTTCTTCTTAGATTTTACCTTACGTTCCTTCTTGTCGCAACCACACTCTTCGCGGAATTGCTTAAAGGATTTCATTTTTTCTTCTTTCCCATTGCGATAATCTTGGAGACCTTCTTACGACGCATGTGAAGGTACTTATCAGAACCATCAACATCACCATCGTTGTCGATGTCCTTGTCCTTGCGATCAGCGTGCTTACCCTTGAGTTCGCTGTGATCAACTTTATCTAGTTTCTTCTCAGTTAGTTCAACCTCTTCTTTCTTAGCAGTCTTTGCTGCTTTCTTGAATGCATCCTTAGCAGGATAGTCTTCGCTACCTGGTTTTGCAGGTGCTTCACCACGCTTTCTCTTAGCATGGATGTTAGCATAGAGACCTTTCTTTGCTTCTTCTAGTTCTTCACCCTCATGGGTTACTTCGTCACCTGCTTTTACACAGTTAGGAACAGTCTTACCACCCTTCTTCTTTGTACCTGCTGCTTTGTATCCTTTCCAGCAAGTAGAAGCACCAACGTTCTTACGTGCAGTTTCCATGCTTCCCTCCACAGCATAGAGACGCTTCTCTAGAACCCAAGTTTCACCGTCAAGTTCATACTCTTCACGCTCAAGAACCTCATACTCTGCTTCTTCTTTAGTAGCAAGTTGTGCTTTAGCAGATGGTTTCTTTACTTCTTTCTTTTTGATAGAAGTCTGCTCAATCTCAGCACCATTGGACTGTGGATCCATACCATCGAAAGGTGCTTCACTTAGATGCAGCTCAGGCATTTCAGTGTTCTGGAAACAATCGCCATTCTGCCATTGTGTAAACGCTTCCATCAATCCAGACGAAAACTCGTCGTTGCTGTTGACGTTATTTACTGGTTTCTGATACTTCATCGTTTAAAAGGGAGGTTCTTCTCGTATTATTTATAGATCTAATATTCTTTATCCACTCACGAAACATCTGACCTTCTTCAGAGATGACGATGGCATAGTTACCACCAACCCTATGAATATGTCCTTTGTCTCCTGAGCGAGCAGACATGACAGCATCACCTTCTTTGAAGACTTCCTGATGTCTTTGCTGCTGTCGCAGTGCTTCTTCTCGTAGTTTCTTAAAATCCTTCATTTAAAATTATCTGGTAGTGCTGCCTTGATCTCATTCATAAGAGACTGACAATCACGATCACTCAATGCTCTAGGAATACCCTTTCTGAATGTGTCAAAGTCGTTAGCAAATGCTGCACGTCTCATCTTAGTTCCAGAAATGGCAAAGGTATCACCATCAGCGTCTCTACTTCCAGAAGATTGAATGTCAATCTTCCTAAAAGAAAACTCAGTTCCGTTGTATTTATGAAGGAACTGCATGGCAGAAACTCTGTCAGAACCTACAAGAAATACCACCTCATTGTAACCTGCCATCATAAGTTCTTGTAAGATAGCAACAGGTTGTTTAGGACCAGAGAATATCTTACCCTTATGTTCAGGAAACATCTTGTTCATATAGAATAGTTTCCTGTCAGGTGGCAATGGATTACTACCTTTCTTATCTACAGTCTGTGAAATGTATATACGATAGTCATGAGAACCTGCTGCTTTCTTTACACCAGCAAAATTCTCTTTGTGTCCTGTAGTAGGTGGTTGAAACCTACCGAATGTAAAATAGCAAGTCCTACAATTTAACGCCATTGCTTCTGAAGAGTGAAGTTGTTATATGCAAACTCCAAGCGATTGACAAACTTGATCATACTGCCATCTTTATGCAGAACATATCCCTCAGGAGTTGTGACCTTGTATCCTTTTTCTGTCTGGACAAATGTCCTGAACTCCTCAAGGTGGTCCAGTTTATCTATAACCATTTGCTTGACTGCCTGTAGTTCTTTGTACAGTGCAAGCATTGATTTAAATTTGTAGACATTATCTACAACATAATTTTGACTGTTGTATACCAAAGCACACTTCTTTGTTCTGTTAGCAACCGTCTTTATCTTTGCAAGTTCTTTGTCCATCTTCTCTCCATAGAAGTTGAGCATGTCATACATTGCTTCATCTATATTACCAATGCTGCGAGCGTTCTTAATCTCACTATTGAAAAACTGCTTTAGATATGATGCAATGTGAAACTTAGCATCACCAGTAGTTCCTATGTTGGTAACCAACTCATCTAAGAAATCACCACAGATACGACACATGCGTTCAATCTTGATAATATAATTATCAAATTTAGACATCTCTTGCTTAGAAAAACCAACACGATGCATTGGCGTATCGTTTTTAACTACAAGAGCTTCATCAGATCCTGATACATTGGCACCTGCTCGTGCCTGCATGTCAGCAACTACATCACCAGTGTAATGGGTATGAAATACCACACCAATCTTCGCTCTACCTGCTGCTCTCCCAATCGGATGGTCAATGGGTATACCGTAAGTAATTGTATTGGGTCTAAAAGTGTAGAGTTGTTCTCCATTAATTGTTTCTCTTTTAATATCAGATGTAAATAGAAGATCTCCTTGAACCACACCTTCTATACCAAGTTTAGAAAAATATCTCAGAGAGAACTTTAGTTTCTCTGCTAGATCTCCTTCATACCAACCATCAATTTGTTCTTCGCTGTAGCACAACTTAGGATTAGTCTTTGCGAATACAGATTTAGTGCCAACAAAAAACATCCCTGTCTGAGGATCTGTGCCGCAAATGACTGAAGGAGCACCATCCCATTTCGTTTGCATGAAACCAGAATTTTCCTGTTGACCTAGCATCTTGCGAAGTTCTTTCAAGAAAGACACTGCCGCCATGCACCCATCAGTGCCATAGTTCAGCATCTCATCTTCCAAGTGTTCTAGGTGTTTGAGTTGTTTAATGTTTGCCATTACTTTTTGTAGTAATCTCCATTGGTGTGGGTAGGATAGACACCACCCTGCTTGTTCCTGATGTTGAACTTAAACTCATATGACTGAGTTTCAAAGAGCATGTCAATACGCTTGCCTTTACCACCAGCGCCACCGTAGTTGATTTCTACTGTATTGCCTACCAGTGTAGCAGCTTTGTTCATGTAGTCCTGATCAATTTCATAGAACTTCAACTCACTTCCAGTGTAATGACACATCCAATAACCATACCCAACACCACTCCTGATCATATCCTGCAACGCTTGTTTGTCTGATGGACTTAGAGTTCTGTTTTCAATATGTGTCTCAACTGTTGGACCATTTCCTTGTCCATACTTAGCAAATACATCTAAGAATTTCTGATGATCTATACCAAACAAATTGAGATAATTTTGACCGTCATCAGGAATATCACCTGCTTTTAATTTTGCCTCTGGGAACAGAGCTAGATTTCCTTTACCACTGCTACGGACACCACAATTAAAGAATGACAATGTACTTCCAAACTTAACCGAAATGTATACTGGTCTACCTTTGATTGTCAAAGTAATATCTGTAATGGTTGAACCAATATCATTTGTGGCAGCACCACCTGCAGATATAATAATACTATTCCCCTTCTTTG